CACCACCGTAGCTGTATTTCGTATCGGTGAAAAGCATGTTTTCAAGGGTTTCGGCAACACGACGGGAAGCCCTTTCTGCCAAAGTAGTATCCAGCGGATACCCCATCTTACGGGAAGCCTGAAGCACACGCTCATTCAGCTGGTAATCAGCATGAACAATGGGCAGAGGCATGTAGTTCACGCTGTATTCAGGCCGATCATTATTGCCACGTGACACACCATCCATGGTCATCTGTGCTTCCATAGCATCGGAAATATCGTGATATTCCAAAACAGTAGAAGCCATACCATTTCCAAGATTGTACGTCAGGCCAGCACTCTTCAGATCATTCACACCACGAAGACGCTCTTCTGCAATACGAACAACAGCCGTATCCAACGATTTCCATTCATCACGACGCAAAGTGGCGTTGGCGGTAATGGGAATGGCGGTGTAATTTTCCGGTTTCTTTGCGTCCCCGCCCTTAAAGACGGTGATATAACTGCGACCATCTTTCGGGTTCATAAAAGGACGCATCGCATTTACATTCAAAGACCCTTCTCCAGCGATACGGGATGCAAGCTCACCGTGTCCCTGTCCATTGGCAGTGATGAAATCAATTGCTACGGTCATATATTCTCTCCTTCAAAATAAAATGTTAGATTAGATAATTTCGACAATAATACGGGCATTCGTAGTGGAAGGCGTTACCGCTTCTTTGGCAATAGCAACAATCTGATTGCTATTTACAGTCAAAGAACCACCGGAAGATGTTTCATCGGCAACATACTTAACCAAAGTACCATCTCCACCAGATTCCAAAGCATCGCCAATATTAACAGCAGCCGAATTTGCTTTCAGCAAGGCATACACACGATCTCCAGGAGTGGGGGTCCATACCTGTACCATATCTCCGGAAGAGTAATTGTCTGTAATGGAATTGCCCTGCAAATCATCTTCCAAAGCAAACTTGGGAAATACGTTCTCACCAGCGGCCGAATGAACAGCAACCTTGCCAGTGCTTGCCAGTGCTACCACCATTCCAGGGGTAATAGTGCCTCCAGCCTCATACTCATCAATAATATTGAGGTAACAACGAACTTTCACGGTATTCTTGGCCATAATATACATCCTCTTGAGTTTGAAATTTATTGATAATTACACACAAATCAACTACGCCATATCAGTCGGAAGCAACGGTTCGATTTCAACCGATGCGGCAGCATTCGTATGTGGAGTTCCCATGCCAGAAAAATCCACAGACCTAGTTTTGCCCAACGCCTTTGCCAGCAATTCCAATTCATCCATACCCTTATCTGCCAGCATCTCTTTGGTATAATCGGAATTGCTGGTGATAATTTCGATGTGCTTGTCCTTCTGTGCCTGATGCAGTTTCAAACCATGACTGAACTGATCGCGCATATCCTGGGGAAGTGCATTCAAAAAATCTTCGGGCTTCTCGAATGTAATGGAGGTCGGCCCAGACACCGTATTACCCGATTCTTCTGTAAGGGTTGAAGCTGTATTCACAGTGGTATTTTCCTCGTCTGTTGATGTGTTGTCTGCATTCGCAACGATTTCCGGAATCAATTTTTCCAACTGGCACTCGGTAAGATTTTCCAACCACTCCACATCTTTTTCGGTGAATTTCGTTGCCGCATTTCCAACCAACTCTTGTACTCTTTCCTTAACATTCATATTGCCCCCTGTTGATTCACTGTTTTCTTGGTTATTGTTGACTTGTTTATATAAGACTTCTTTAACCACTAACTGTGGATTGCCTTCCAATACAAGTGTTCCATCTTCTTGTATATCGTATTTATCTTTATAGCTTGAAGTACCCATACCATCTTCTACTGTATAAATCAATTCAGAATTGGTGATTGACTCCAAAAAATGTAGTTTAGGAGGGTCTTCTTCCCAAACATCCAATCCATCGAGAAACCGACGCGCTGTTTCTATTGTTTGCAAATAATCTGCATTAACTGATATGGACATATCAATTGGATGTGTTTTGGCCTTTGTTCCTTTAGTGCGTTTCATTATTCCTCCTTCCTGATTTGCTCTAACACCACAACCATCTGCCCAAGAACAAGCTCCGTTTTGGTCCGGCAACACAGCCAAATGATCTGGTCTTAGATTTCGTGCTATCGCTGTATATTCCTCCCCATTCCACACCCCTGTTACATATTCATCATCCGTAAAAACACCAGTAGAAACATCCAAAGGTCTTCCATTCCTAATGTAGGATAATGCTAGTGGAGAAATGCGTTTGGCCTGTTCTTCATCAATCCAAATCTCCCCCCGTAATTTACCGTCAGTGAAATTGGCGTTGAAAATCTGACCAATGGAATTCTGTTCTATGATTTGTGGAGAATTACAGGATACGAAATAATCTCCTTCTTTGGGGTGGAAGACTGGGACTGGACGCCCATTCCAAGCACACGTGAATTTAGATAGTTCTTCTTCTGTATAAAGAATAGGGCCGTTACTACCGCAATGAACCCCGGGAACCATCAAAACTACAGGGGCAACAATGTGTTTCTTGCCCATATAAGTTTCTGATCGCAGTTGGTAATCTGCGCCATTCAGGGTTATTGCAAATGTTTTCATATCTAATGACATGTATGATCTCCTATTATTTAATCAACCACGATTTAGTTAATAATGAAAATTTTCAATAAGTCAAGTATAATTTATACCTGATTTCATTCTTCTTCATCAGTAACATCTACGGCAATCGAAATACATCTGCAGTTGTGTACTACCATCCCTTTTGCAACATACGACTCATCTTCTTCTACACTTAAATTGTACAAAGGTCTATTCTTTCCTAATACACGATGCTCAATTTTCTTAATAGAAACAGGCACAAATTCATATTGTCCTGTATGATTAAGCACAACCCTGGATAATTCTTGTTCAATTTCATTTAAGCATTTATTTATTCGTGATCCCAAATACCGCAGTACAAGCCAACCTTCTTTTTCAATTCGCTTTTGTCGTATTGCATCACGTGCTTTTGCTTCCGGAGAAGAGTGCCAATAATCACCATCACATTCAATTACAATATTCAATGCTGGAATTGCAAAATCAGCATTATACTTTAAAATAGGATACTGAAATACATAATCAACCCCCATTTTATTTAATAATTTTGCCATTTTCTTTTCAATATCTGTCTTTCTACCACTTTTACGAAACTTTGCCATTCTTGCATTTAGTCTTTTTTCTGGATGGTTTTTATATAAATCCAGCAAAGATTCACGTGCTTTTTTTCGTGTTGCTGGGTCAGACATAGGATTGTTTTTCAACATTCTTTCAGAAGAAGCTTTTCTTATTTCTGGTGTATTGGTTGCTTTTCTTATTAGCTCCCTAACATCCTTTCTCTGTAATGGGCATCTACCTTGTGCTCCCAATTCACGCATTCTAGCATTGGCGGCTTTTGTTATACTATTTTTATCACGTGTTCCATTAGCATATTCACGTTTTATTTGTGCTCTAGCTTTTTTAGACATGTTTTGTCTATGTTTTGGATCAGCCCATTGTTTATCTGTAATATCTTGGCTGAGACAGGATCGAGAACAATATTTATTAAAGAATGGTGTTAGTTTACCACAACGAGCACATTTATTCGCCAATAAACAAAGTTGTTCATCCATAGTAACATCGCCAGCCTCTTTCCATCTACATAAAGAAGACCCCTCTTTTGTTACTTGGACAGGATGATTGGAAGTAACAGATACACCACCATTTTCCATTCCTTGAATATGAAATCGTGTGTATTTTGTAGTTCCTTCTAATCCTTTATTTCGTGGTAATGCATATACTCTTCGAAAACGGCCTTTATGGGTTAAAACTAAATCACCAATAACAATCTTCCCTATGGGTTTCCAACCATTTGAAGTGTAAATAAGTGTTTGTGGATCTAAGAAACAGTTTGGATGAGCGGGAATCATATTTTCTATCTGGTCTATTGTAAACACTTTACCATCCATAGGAGCACACAGAGGACAAACCCTCCCATCCCCTGCTGTAACCCATTCAGCCATAACACGAACACCTTCAACCCCCCAATTACGATATTCCTGCACCATTGCTGTATGGTGTGCTCTAATTACTTCTGTTCTGGCCATGGTACGCGCCCGACTAATTCCAATAGCGTCAACTCTTTCAGTTAATTGTTTAGCCATTTGATTTGGATTCAGCCCATCAATAATTCCTTGTGTCAATACACGGGATATTTGTTGGTCCATAGCAGACGTTATCCCCTTTAATTCACTAAAGACACGAGTGTAGAGAAGCCCGGCACGGTCTATGTGAAAGGGTTGGTTAAAAATTGCCGCAATCCCCCCGGAATCTTCTATGGAAGGAACACTATACCCCGCACGGATTGATTCTTGTCTGGCTCTGGCAATTCCTCTTTGGTATGCAGAGAAAATATATTTAGCAGTCCACGCCTGTTCGATTCCAACACCTAATTGGTCGAAATGATAAAATGCAAGCAAACCGGCCTCTTGTTGATTCTCCAACCAACGCATGAAATCATCCACTTTATCTGGGTCTCGATCGAAAGCAAAGGCCCGTTCTCCGGGAAGTGATATTTCATTTGTTTTCAACCCAAAAACATCTTGATTTATTATAGCTCGTCGAATTGCTGTTTTCAATTCACCAAAACGTCTATTAACTTCACGCACGAACTGACTGCGTAATGTTAGTGTCTTTGTTGGATCGTATCTATACTCTCTGGAATATCCCATTTTCTATCCTGGAAAATGTCGCATACATTTTCTAGCTTGTTTTTCTTCATTGGTTCTTTTTATCACGTATGCGGCCACATCATTGTTATGTTTGAAAACCACTTCGGCTTCTTTGTTGCTGAATGCCCGTGTTAATTCATTACAAACCCAATTAGATTCTGTAGATAAATCCCTTGCAAACCCCACAACACCTATTATAGTATCTTGATTAAATACTGGTGTTTTCACCACATCCAATACGAATAAATCAGTATCAATCCATCCTAATTCAATGTAATGTTGTTGTTTTTTAGATTCAATACAATGCAAATCTGTTCCTTTACAAACCTCGCCGAATGTATGCACACGATTATTACTTCTAAATTCATCTAATAATTCTTTGTCAGTATATCCAATAAGATTCAAACCGCATCCAGGGGGCATTCTATAGAATACTTCACACCAAGACGGGTCACAATATACATATTTTAATTCCATATCTTTATACCATAAGTAACCTCCGGCACATCTGATCATTTGTTGAAGAATTTCATTAAGACAAATAGCTTCTTCATGCTGTGTTTTCGCATACTGAATCAACTGAATCATATCGTCTATACGTTCTTCAAATCTCTCTGGTTTGCTTTGTTTTTTGATCACGAACCCCTCTCCGTAAGCCATAGTTTCACAATCGCAATTACTATCCCAATCACCAGTGCGTAAATTACAAGAAACTGACCTTTTAGATACGCAATAGAAGAACCCTGAATAGATTGTTCTTTTTTAATTTCTTTAATATCATCTTTTAATTCTCCAAGGCGTTCTGTTAGGAGGTCGTAAATTCCAGGTACAGCCATGAATACCCTCCCTTAATCTACAATAATAAATATATTATCACGCATCATACTTATTTCTTGATTGGAAATTTGTATGTCATATAAAGCCACAAAAGAAAAAACCAATCCATATTCTTCGCTAATCATATTCTTCGTCATTAGCTTTTCCATTTTTGACTCCTTGTGCTGGTGGTGTTATATCCAAAGCCTCCCGCAACCTATCCAATTCCATATCATGTTCTTCTCCGTTAATATAGTTATCCTTGATTTGGATAATTTCATCTATTTGTTCTGTTGAAAGACCCAAAAACATTTTGAAGAAAGCTTCTGGTGGCAATGTTTCTTGAGTTAGAAGATTAGCTGTATATCGTGCCAATGCTTCTGCTCGAACGCGCCCAACATCTGCCTTTTCTTTATCACTGGTAGCAAATAAATCCTCCCATTGAAATGTGAATACCACGTCTTTAGATTGTGGCAAAATGCCGTATTGCTGACAAGTGGTTACAAAGGGGATTAGAATCTTAGGCTCAATAAATTCCGTTCTACGATTTTGGATTAGCTGAAGCCATGCACTCTTATCTTGTGTGCTGGCCAATTCCCCACGTTCAGAACCAACCAAGATTCGTTTTGGAATTCCGGTGGCTGCAGAAATCATCTGCACCTGTGCATCTACATGAGAAAGCGGATCTGCAACTTGAGATTGGAGAGCATCAATATCAATTCCTTCATTAACCAAGAAACGACGAAGATTGTGTTCGTATTCATCTAACTGGCCTTCTAATTCTTTTCTGGCCGCTTGTGTCATAGTGTAATTTTCTTTCAATTTGCCTTGGTATCCCGGGCGAGCACCCCGCCAAAACATTTCACCAGAACCACCAATAATCTTTTCCAAATCTTGTAGATTATTAAATACAGGTTCCAATCTTGGACTACCATATATCTCCGATTCAAGTTCGTCAGAACAACAATGAATAACCCTGGAATAATGAACAACCAAATCAGCCGTACACCCTTGTTCGATAGCATCCATTCTGATTTTATATAGTACAGGACGCCCATATCTTGGATTAGATGGATTTGTCTCATACTTATCGATTGTTACTGACCCTTCTCCGAATGGCTTAACATATACCAATTCTAAATCATC